TTTAACAAGATTTAAAAAATGATTGTTAAAGAAAAAACAATATTTCATAATTCGATTTTTGTAATAATGCAGAGATTTTAATTTAACAAGAAAGGGGCGATGTTATGCCGGACAATGTGGGCAGACCGCCCATCTATGAAACAAAAGAAGAATTACAGGAGCGGATAGACGAGTATTTCAGGGGGTGCGAGGGCATTCCCTTTTTTGCAATGAAAAAGACCGCATCAGCGGTCCTCTTCGGAAGAATCCTTTTTCTTTCTCCAATTACGGTATTTGCCGGACTTTACGCGTTTATCGGCAGGAGGTTCGGCATCGGCAGGGATTGCCCACTGATTCCCGATTTTGATTGCAGGGATGCGACCGTCCTTAATCAGCTTGCGGACATTGCCGACATCCTTACCGAACTTCTGGGCAAATTGGGTAACAGAGATATACTCAGCTTCTAACATTGCGCATAACCTCCTTGAATTGCAAAGTAGTTTGCAAAAGCACAAGGACGGAATTTAAAATCACAAGGAGCTTTGCGATAGGTGTCCAGCCTGCGTGTATTGCATAGATAAAGAAAAACAGGAGTGAGAAAACAGAAATTTTATTTTTCATTGTCATTCTCCTTTCGGTTGGTTATAATAAACATGAGACATTGACTTTATCTAAGAAGTAAGGGGAGATTTACTCCCCGAACTTGCTAAGATTTGATGGCTGTAATCAGAGCGGCTAGGGCAATAACTGCTTGGATTACAAGTTCGACAATTTTTAGCTTAAAGTCTTTGTCTTTTTTCATTTTGCACTACCTCCTTTCTGTTTATATAATAACACGAAAAAGAGTAAATGTCAATAGAAATATCAAAATAAATCAAAAGAAATCCTGATAGCTACAATGCTTATCGGGATTTTTTATTTGCGGCAAAGGAGAAAGACAATGAAGGAATTTGCAAAAGGCTTCTACAACTCGGCGGCGTGGAAGAAGTGCAGGCGAGCATACATAGACAGTCGCATCATGGTGGATGGCGGAATGTGTGAGATATGCGGAGAACGTGTGGGCTACATTGTCCATCACAAACAAATGCTAACGCCGACCAATATCACAGACCCAAACATCACGCTGTCCTTTGACAACCTGCAATATGTCTGCAAGCTTTGCCACGATGAGGAAGAAGGACACTTCGTCCAACGGAAGGGATGCTGCTGTGGATTCGATGCGGAGGGACAGCCGATAGACAAAAGAAAAATGGAATAGCCCCCCCTATTTTTATTTTTGGTTTGGCAGTACGGAGACCGAGGAGTGGACTACTGTTTCAACGGGCGTGCGTGCGCGTGGGGGGTGTAGTATAAGGGCGGAAAAGAGAGGAAGTGAGAAAATGGAGAAAGGAAAAATCAAAGCGGCGGAAATGCGGAAATTGAAACGTATCTTCAAGGAAATTCCGGAAAATAAAAAGAAAATTGTGGAAAAGCTGATAGACAATGCTGCCTTTATGGCGGAGCAGTTGGATCATCTGCAAACGGACATTGAGGAGAAGGGATATATTTCGGAGTACCAGAACGGTGAAAACCAGTGGGGGACGAAGAAGGCTCCGGAGGTTGAAATCTACACCGCGACGATTAAAAATTATTCCAGTGTAATCAAGCAGCTTCTGGATCTGATGCCCGAAACGGATGAAGCGGCGGTGGATGAGCTTGTTTTGTTCCGGCGGGAGCGTGATAGCAAATGACGGAATTTGAACAATATTTTTCGGCGCTTTATGATGGCACGATTCTTGCCTGCGACAAAATGAAGCGGGTCAGTGAAATGCTTTTGAATCAGTTTGCGAGTCCCGGGGAATTTCATTTCGATTATGAGGTTGCAAAGTGGCATATCGCATTTATTGAGCGTTTCTGCAAGCAGCCGACAGGCAAACTGGGGCAGCCGTTACAGCTTGAGCTATTCCAGAAGGCGAGGCTGCAGGCAATCTTTGGTTTTGTGGATGACAATAACCTCAGACAGTACAACGAAGTGATGATTGTGGAAGGCAGGAAAAATGGTAAAACAACCGAGTGTGCCGCCGTGGAAACGGATTTACTGCTGAATGACGGAGAGGGTGCGCCGGAGATTTACAACGTTGCAACGATGCTGGACCAAGCGAAGCTTGGGTTTAATGCGTGCTACAAGATGGTGCGGCAAAGCCCGACCCTGCGGAAGCATATCCGCAAACGTGCTGCGGATTTATATGCGCCTTCCAATCTTGGGTTTATTAAGGCACTGGCAAGCAACACAAACAGTCTGGACGGCTTGAACGTGCATGGAGCCATCATTGATGAACTGGCGGCAATTAAAAACAGAGATATCTATGATTTGATTAAACAGGCAATGGGTGCGAGAGAACAACCATTGCTTTTTTGTATTACCACAAACGGCTTTGTCCGCAGCGGCATTTTTGATGCGCAGTATGAATACGCAAAAAAGGTGCTGGACGGGAAAATAAAAGCACCGCGCTTTCTGCCGTTTATCTATGAGTTGGACGATGCTTCCGAATGGGACAAACCGGAGATGTGGATAAAGGCAAACCCCGGTCTTGGCACCATCAAGAAAAAGGAATATCTGGAGGAAATGGTGCAGAAGGCGAAGAATGACCCATCCTTCAAGCCAACGGTTCTGGTAAAGGATTTCAATATTCCACAGACGGCACAGTCTGCATGGCTGACGTTTGAGGACTTAAACAATGAGGAGCTGTTGCCGGAGGGCGGCGCATTTCGCTATTGCATTGGCGGCTTTGATGCTGCGGACAGCATTGACCTAAACGCCGCAAAGGCAATCTGCAAACGGCGTGGGGATGATAAGCTTTACATTAAGCAGATGTACTGGATTCCGCAGGCGGTTTTGGACCAACAGGAGGAACGAGGAGACCGAAGGGAACGGGACGGCGTGCCGTACAGCTTATGGGTGTCGCAGGGCTTGATGCGTACCTGCGAAGGTCGGCGCGTGAATAAGCGGGTAATTCTGGATTGGTTCTGCGAATTAAGGGACAGAGAAGATATTTATCCGCTTTATATCGGCTATGACCCTTGGCATATCTCGGATGAGCTGCTGGCGGCATTTGAGCAGGAGTTCGGGCGAAACGTCATGGTTAAAGTTCGGCAGGGGGTTCTGACATTATCCCAGCCGATGAAGGATTTAAAGGCGGAATTTCAGGAAAAGAAAATCGTCTACAACAACAATCCGATTGATAAATGGTGTCTGATTAACACCGAGGAAAAGAAGGATGTCAACGGCAACGTGCAGCCTGTCAAGAGCGATGAGCGCACAAGACGCATTGACGGCACAGCGGCACTTCTGGATGCCTATGTGGTGTATTGCAATAAAAGAGATGAATTTGAAAGTCTGATTTAAGGAGGTGAGAAAATGGGTTTATGGAACAGAATTGTGCAAAAAATGAGCAAGCAAACTTTCAAGATGGTGCAGGAGAGGGGGAACGGCTTTTATGCGTGGAACGGCAGGCTATACCATTCCGATGTGGTGCGTGCCTGTATCCGCCCGAAAACAAAAGCCATCGGTAAGGCGGTTGCAAAGCATATCCGTACTACGAGAACGCAGGAGGGGGAGCGGGTAGAGGTCAATCCGGATGCCTATATCCGTTTTCTGCTGGAGGAGCCGAATCCGCTGATGAGCGGGCAGATGCTGCAGGAGAAGGTGGCAAATCAGCTGGCACTGAACCACAACGCCTTTATTCTGATTGTACGGGATGAATTTGAAAAGCCGATAGAATTGTATCCCATTCCCTGTTCGGGGGTGGAGGCTTTTTACAAGGACAACGAATTGTTTTTACGGTTCGTATTTCTGAACGGGAGGGAAAGCACCTTCCCATACAGTGATATCATTCATCTGCGTGATGATTTCAATGAGGATGATATTTTCGGGGAAAGTCCGATGGAGGCACTTTCTCAGCTGATGGAGTGTGTCAGCATTATGGATCAGGGCTTTGTGAAGGCTATCAAGAACAGTGGTGTGATTCGCTGGCTGTTGCGCTTTACAAATGCCATGCGACCGGATGACGTAAGGAAAAACGTGCAGGAATTTGCGGATACCTATCTTTCTGTGGAGAGTGAAACCTTCGGCGCAGCGGGCGTGGACAGTAAGGCGGATGTGCAGCGGATTGAACCGAAGGACTATGTGCCAAATGCCGCACAGACCGACCGCATCATTAAACGGATCTATGATTTTTTCAATACGAACGAGAAAATCGTCAGCTCTCTTTATACAGAGGATGAATGGATTGCGTATTACGAAAATGCCATTGAGCCGATGATTACGCAGATGAGTGCAACCTACAGCAGCCGTTTGTTTACCAGAAGGGAGCGTGCCTTCGGGAATAAGATTGTTTTCGAGTGCTCTAATCTGACCTTTGCAAGCATGAGAACAAAGCTGGAGCTGGTGCAGTATGTTGACAGGGGCATTATGACACCGAACGAGGTGCGTGCGGTGCTGAATATGGCACCTGTGGACGGCGGAGACAGGCTGCTGCGGCGCAAGGATACAGGCTTTATGGAAGGAGGTGAGGAAGAATGAGGAAAATCGAGGTGAAGGGGACGATTGTCGGAAATGCGGACAAGTGGATTTATGAGTGGTTCGGCATGGATGCAACCTGTCCGAAGGATGTCAATGCTGCCATCAGCGAGGCAAATGGGGAGCCGCTCCTTGTGGAAATTAACTCCGGCGGCGGGGATGTGTTTGCCGGCAGTGAAATCTATACCGCCTTGAAAGCATACGCGGGCACGGTAGAAATCAATATTGTGGGTCTGGCTGCGAGTGCCGCCTCTGTGATAGCGCAGGCAGGACATTCCAGAATCAGCCCGACAGCGTTGTTTATGGTGCATAATGTTTCCGGCTCTGCCGCAGGGGATTTTCACGATATGCAGCAGGAGGCGGAGATTTTGCAGACAGCAAATAAAGCAGTCGCGGCGGCATATCTGGAAAAGACAGGCAAAAGCATGGAGGAGCTGCTTGGCATCATGGATGCGGAAACGTGGATGGATGCGCAGAAGGCGGTGGAATATGGCTTTGTGGATGAGGTTATGTTTGCATCTGCGCCGACGCTGACAAACGGCATCGGTGTATTGCCTGCGCAGACCATTCATAAGCTGAAGGATCTTCTTCCTGCAAGGGGAGAGGAAAACGCAGAAGTTAAAACTGTAACTGCAAAATTAAAATTACTCAGATTGAAAGGGGAAATGAAGGATGAAGTTTAAGAATTACGAGGATTACAAAGCACAGAGAGAAGCACTTTACAATGCGGCGGAGGAATTGCTGCAGAACGGCGATGTAGAGGGTGCAAATGCAAGAATGGAAGAGGTGGAGAAGCTGGATAACGCGTATGAAGCCTTTGCGACGGCGCAGGCAAACCTTGCCGCCATGCAGGGCAGAGGGACAGCGCATCCGGACGGCGTGGTCGGTTCCGCAGGCAACGCAGCGGGAAAGGATGTATTCGATACAGATGAATATAAAAATGCCTTTATGAATCTGGTGTGCCGCGGTGAGGCTTTGCCCATCAAGTACAAGGATGCCATTGTAGGCAAGCTGCAGAATGCTGTAACTACGGTAACAGAGACCACAGCGGTGATTCCCACAACCGTGATGAAGGAATTTATCAGAGAGCTGAAAGCGCATGGCGAGCTGTATGCGAGAGTAAGAAAAACAAACGTACAGGGCGGCGTGGAAATCCCTATCCTGTCCCTGTGTCCTACGGCAAGCTGGGTTGCGGACGGCTCTGCATCCACAGACCAGAAGGTAACCGCCAATACAAAGGTATCCTTCAGCTATTACGGTCTGGAATGCAAAATCGCACAGAGCCTGATTGCAAATGTGGTTGATTTCGCAGAATTTACCGAAATGTTTGTTCCTCTGGCGGTAGAGGCTATCATTGCCGCACTGGATAAGGGCATTATCGCCGGCACAGGCAGCGGTCAGATGCTTGGTATTACGAAGGATAGCAGAGTGCCCGCAGGTAATGTCATTGAAATGACGGCGGAGGATGTGGCAAGCTGGAAGGCGTGGAAGGAAAAGGTATTCGCCAAGATGAAAAAAGCCTATAGAAACGGCGTGTTCGTATTTGCACAGGGTACCTTTGATGCACAGATTGACGGTATGGTGGATTCCACAGGTCAGCCTATTGCAAGAGTAAACTATGGCATTGCCGAGGGTGAAACCTACAGATTCGGCGGCAAGGAGGTTATCACCACAGAGGAGGATGTACTGGAAAGCTTTGCAGCGGCATCCGACGGCGAGGTGTTCGGTGTGTTTGTGAATCTGAATGATTACATCATCAATACAAATATGCAGATGCGCACCGACCGCTGGAGAGATAATGACAACAATCAGGAAAAGGTGAAGGTCACTCTGGTTTGTGACGGGAAGTTGGCAGACCCCAACGGCGTGCTGATTCTTAAAAAAAAAGTAACGCAGTAAGCGGCGGCACGTTTGATAAGCGCACAGACAGCGCAAACCATGCTGATCTTACCGTAACGGCTGCCGAAAGCGGTCAGACCATTACAGCCCTGCTGCATCACGGCGCAGATGTGCCGAAGGAAGGCGGGGCGAACTGGTCTGTTTCCGGCGGCACTGCGGTTGTGCTGAAAAAGGCTTATCTTGAAAAATTCCCTGTCGGCGTGGAAACCTTTACGGTGACAACATCCGCAGGAGATGTGGAATTTACTGTGGAGATTGTGGAAAGCGAGGCGTAAGGAATGGCAGATTTAGCGAGACTGAAAACGGCGCTGCGTATTTCACATGATAAGCTGAACGAGGAAATTCAGTACAACGTGGATGCCTGCAAAAAAGACATGATGCGTGTCGGCATTACTGTCATTAACGAGGAGGATTCCGCAATTCAAAAGGTGTTTGAGCTGTACCTCAAATGGCAATATGATTTCATGGGCGAAGGCGAGCGTTATGAAAAGGCTTACAAGGGCATGAGAAATGGTTTGAGTTTGTGTGGTGAGTACAATGTATAACGATGTTGTGACGCTGTTGGTAGAAAAAACAATACGGGATGAAATCGGCATGAAGCAGACGGTTTACGAGGAGCGCGAAGTGTTTGCGGAGGAATTGCCAATCAACCAAAGCGAATTTTTCAAGTGCAGAGAAACGGGACTGCGCCCTGCCCTGTGCCTGCGGATTCCATACGGCGAATATGAACAGGAGGAAATCCTGCGGTTTAGGGGCAGATTATACAGCGTGTATCGTTTCCGAAACGATTTCCACCACACAGAATTATACTGCGAAGCAAGGAGTGGTCTATATGAGCATAAAGGCTGATGCTTTATCGGATGAGATTGCGAAAATGCTTTCCGAATATGAGGCGGAGATTGTGAAAAACACAGATGCCTGCGGAAAAGTCGTTGCAAATGCCGCCGCGAAAGAGCTGCGGCAGACCAGCCCCAAAAGAACAGGCAAATATGCAAAAAGCTGGGGCGTGACAAGAGAAGCGGGCGGATTCGGCGAAAATGCGAGGTATATCGTTCACAACAAAAAGCGGTATCGGCTGACACACCTTCTGGAGCATGGTCATGTGATGGCAAACGGCAAGCGGACAAGGGCAATCCCACACATTAAGCCGGTTGAAGAACAGGTCATTCGGGAGTATGAGAAACAGGTAAGGGAGGCAATAGAGGATGCGGCAAAGTGAGTTATATAAGCTGCTGCGCAGTACAGGGCTTGAGGTCTATTTTTATGAGGCAGACCAAAGCCCCGCGCTGCCCTATATCGTCTATCTGAAGGACGGAGAAGCCGCTTGGGGCTCGGATGGCAGAAACTTTCTGCGAAAAGACAGCTACATTGTGGAGCTTTATTCGGCGAGGAAGGATTTTGCCAATCAGGAAAAAATTGAGAAGGCGTTGGATTCTGTTGGGATTCGTTACGATGCAACGGAAATCTACATCGAGAAGGAAAAAATGTATCTGGTAACATTTGCATTTGACATTACAAGAAAGGTGGAAAACTAATGGAAAGAATTGTACTTGGCAGCGGTAAGCTGTATGTGGATGAATTTACAGGGGAGCTGCCTGAGGATGCAGCCATTGAGGTGGAGGCTAAGCTGTTGGGCTATATTCAGGGCGGTGCGACACTGTCCTATAAGCCGACCTTCTACGAAGCGAAGGATGATTTGAATTTCGTTTCCAAGAAAATCATTACGGATGAAGAAGCGATTCTGAAAAGCGGCGTAATGACATGGAACGGCGAAACGCTGAAAAAGCTGACACCCACAGCCAGAGTGACAGAGGATACAGCCAAAAAGACCAGAACTGTAAAAATCGGCGGTCTGAGCAACAACGACGGCAAGAAATACGTTCTGCATTTCGTGCATGAGGATAAGACGGACGGTGACATTCGTGTGACCATCGTCGGCAGCAACGAAGCAGGATTTGAGCTGTCCTTTGCGAAGGACAAGGAAACTGTCATCAATGCGGAATTTAAGGCACAGCCACAGGATAATGAAGGCACACTGATTTTGTTCAAGGAAGCGGACACGAGTATTGCGTGAGGAGAGGGGCATAACAGCCCCTCATTTTTGTGAGGTGGAAAAGGAATGTTAGATTTTACAACGAGAAAAAAGAAAAAATACATGGTTAAGCTGCATGACAGCTTTGTGGCAATCCTGCCAATGCCAAACAAGGAAATGTTTGACAAGATGGTAGCGGCACAGGATATGGAAAACGTCAACGATGTTTATGAGCTGCTGACCGCCATCATCAACCAGAACAAAAAGAAAAAATACAGCTTCCAGAAGATTTCGGCAATGTTTGATTTTGAGGATGCAGTGGGGCTGCTGAAGGATTATCTGGAATTTGTAAAAGGTGTTGTGTCTGACCCAAACTAAAAATACCCTCTATGCCGGGAGAGGCGGACGATTTGCACTACAGCATTTTTTCGTTATCCGAAAAAACAGTGATGGACTATGCACATTTGAATTTTTTGGAAATCGAGCATTTGCCGATAGATGTTTATCTGGGATTGCAGCGGGATGCGTTTATTTTCAATTTACAGCAGACGGAAAGTGGTCGGGAATATCTGGAGGAGTGCTGGCTTTTGGAGCAGACCGAGCCGGACAGAAAGGCATTGAGGGGAAAATTCGGAAAGGGGGCAGAGCATGGGGAACATTAAGGGCATTACCATTGAGATTGGTTCGGATACCAAGAAATTCAAAAGCGGCTTAGCGGAGCTGAATAAATCCGCAAAGGATTTGCAGAATGAGTTGAAATACGTCAATCAGGCATTGAAGCATGACCCGAAGAACACCGACCTTCTGCGGCAGAAGCAAGAACTGCTGACAAAATCCGTATCGGAAACAAAAAGCAAGCTGGAATCCTTGAAGGCGGCGAAGGAAAAAGCCGATAAGGACATGGCAAACGGTACGGAGGTCAATCAGGAGCAATACCGCCGTCTGGTACGGGAGATTTCCACAACGGAAAACAGTCTGAAAAATCTGACAAAGGAAATGAAAAATTTCGGCAGCGTGTCCGCACAGCAGATTGCGGCGGCAGGGGAAGATGTGCAGGAGCTTGGCGGCAAGATTGAAACTGTCGGGAAGAAAGTAAGTGTTGCATCTGCCGCATCCGCTGCCGCTCTTGGGGCATCTGTGAAGCTTGCAAGTGACTATACGGATGCGGTTGCGAAGGTAGGTACGGTTGCAGATTTGCAAAGCGTACCACTCGAAAAACTCAGAGATGATATGCTGCAATTATCTACAGAGACAGGCAGAGGTGCAGGCGAGATTGCCGATGCAACCTATCAGGCAATTTCGGCATCTGTAGATACTGCTGATGCTGTTTCTTTTGTCGGCACATCGGTTGGTCTTGCCAAAGCAGGCTTTCTGGAAACGGCGGATGCTGTTGACGTATTAACCACTATTATTAACGCGTACGGTCTGGAGGCATCAGATGCCGGAAGGTTATCTGATATTCTGATTCAGACACAGAATGATGGTAAGACAACGGTAAATGAGCTATCCCAGAGCATGGGGCAGGTCATTCCTCTGGCATCTGCTTATGGGGTAAATATTGAAAACCTTGCCGCATCGTATGCACAGTTGACAAAAAACGGTGTCGCCACAGCGCAGGCAGGCACATATCTGAAAAGCATGCTGAATGAATTGGGGGATTCCGGTTCCGATGTGGGCGAGATTCTGAAAAGCAAAACGGGAAAATCCTTCGGACAGCTTATGAATGACGGCATGAGCCTTGGGGATGTTCTCGGTATTCTGAATGACAGCGTGAACGGTGATTCTGAGGCTCTGGCAGGCTTATGGAGTTCCAGTGAAGCCGGTACAGGTGCATTGTCTATTCTTTCGTCCGGTGTAGGTGCTTTCAATGATGAATTGGGGAATATGCAGGATTCCACAGGGAATGTAGCCGATGCCCTTGAAACACTCAGTACGCCAAGCGCAAAGGCACAGGAAAGCTTGAATGCAGTGAAGAACGCAGGCATAGAGCTTGGTTCGGCGGCACTGGAGGCGATTGCGCCATTATTGGAACAGCTTGCGGAAACAGTGAAATCCCTAACAGAGCGGTTCAGTAATCTGTCTCCTGCTACGCAGACGGTTATTGTTGCCGTTATGGCGATTCTGGCAGCATTGGGCCCCGTGATAATTATCATCGGCACGCTGATACAATCCATAGGAGCGATTATGACGATTGCCCCTGCGGTGGCTACGGCTCTTGGTACGGTCAAGATTGCGATTGCCGCTATTGGTGGACCTGTAACGATTGTGATTGCGGTTATTACGGCATTGGTGCTGAAATTCATCCACGCCTACAACACCTCCGAGGAATTTCGGAATAAAGTCGGCTTGGCGTTTTACAATGTAAAAAAGGCAGTCACGGAATCGCTTGCGGCGGCGATGGCAAAGGTAAAGGAATTTGTGAGCGTCGGCAAAAATGTGATTGTTGGTCTGTGGAATGGTATCAATGATAAGGTCGCATGGCTGAAAGGCAAGGTCAAGGGCGTTGTCGATAAAATCAAGGGCTGGTTTATCAGCAAGGAAGGGTTTGACGAACACTCCCCTTCCAAGTGGTCGGAGGGCGTTGGCAGCTACGTTATGGACGGTCTGGGGAACGGATTTGAAAAGGACGAAACAGCCATCCGAGCGGCGAGAAAAGCGGCGGATAATATCAAAAATGCCATTACCGATGAGATAAGCAAGGTCAATGCGGAGATTTCTTCGATACAGAAAGAATCCGAGGAAAGGCAAGCCAAGGAGGAGCTGGCACAGTACAAGGAAAACCTTGCAAAGAAGCAGGCGGAGCTAAAAAAAGCAGAGCCGAAAAACAGAAAATCCATTCTGGACGAAATTGCCAAAATCGAAAAGGACTGGAACAAAAAACAGCTTGAAGCGGCGAAGCAGGCAGAGCAGAAAAAGTTGCAGGAGCGCTTGACTGCCTTGCAGGAATTTAAGCAAAAATATGAGTCTGAATTGGCGGCAATCGAGCAGAAGGAATCCAGCCTAAGCGACAAATTAGCGGACTATGGCGAGCTGTTTTCCAGAGTGAAGGACGAGGACAGCGGCAAGGAAATCTTCAAGCTGAATGATTTGGACGAAAGCATTAAGAAAATTCAGCAGTATAACGAACAGATTGAAAGCCTGAAGGAGAAGGGTTTGGATGGTGGTCTGCTGGCTGAGATTGCCGATATGAGCATTGATGATGCACTGGATTTTACCAAAAAGCTGGATAGCCTAGAGGTCGGAAAATTTGAGGAATATGTCGAGAAATTCGAGGAAAAGCGGCGCTTGGCGAATGAAGCGGCACAGCAGTTTTATTCTGATGAAATGGAAGAACTGGCAATGAATGCTGTGGAGCAGGCGAAAAGCTATGCAGATGATTTCAACGATGTTGGTAAGGCGTTGACAGACGGCGTTGCAGAGGGTATCAAGGACGGCAAAAGCAGCATTGTAAATGCCATTGTGAAGGCAATTCGGGATGCCATTCGGGCGGCGAAGGACGAGGCAGGCATGGGCGGCGGCGGTTCGGACGGCAGCCACAGAACAGGTCTGCGAGAGGTGCCGTTTGATGGATACCGTGCGATTTTGCATAAGGGCGAACGCGTGCTGACACAGCCTGAAGCGGAGAGATACCGCAGGGGCGAAACGGTAACCAAAACCGAGAGCTTCAACGTATATATCGGCACTGTTGAAAACAAAGACGAAAGAACCACAGAGGATTTCATGCGTGAAATGGAATTTTATAGAAAGAAAAGGGTTGTTGCGACAGGAGGTGTTGCGTGATGTATCAGTATTTTATCTGGAACGGTGTCAGCTCGCTTGATATGGGCGTTGTGATGCTGAAAGCCCCCTCTATATTCATTCCGCAGAGAAAGGTAAACGAAATCAAAGTCAGCGGCAGAAACGGTGTTTTGCATGAGGACGAAAAGACGTACCAGAACTATACCAAGGATGCCGAATGTCATGTGATGGACAGAAGTCAGATTGACGAGGTCTGCGGTTGGCTGACGGGGTTCGGAGAGGTTATCTTTTCCAGTGAACCCGATAAGGTGTATCGTGCGTACATCAAAAATCAGATTGAGTTCGGCAGTATTCTGAAAAATATCAATGATTTTTTGGTGCAGTTTGATGTTGAACCCTTCAAATACAGCGTCAATGCCGCAGGGGATGCCTTAGAGCTGACTGCCCCGACCACCATCCGCAACAGTGGCACGGTATACAGTGAGCCGCTAATTACGGTTTACGGCAGTGGGGATATCACGCTTACTATCAATGGGGCGGATTTCCCCCTGTACGGCGTGCAGGGAAGCATTACCATTGACAGTGAAATGATGGAGGTGTTCAAAGGGAACACCAACCAAAACGGCAAATACGGCGGTGCGGAGTTTCCGAGATTTGAGGTCGGGAAAAACGAAATCCGCTGGACGGGGAATGTCAGCAAAATAAAAATACAGCCCCGTTGGAGATGGCTGTAGTTGTCGAAGAATGAAATTTATGGTATGGTATAAATGAAGGATTGCCAACTGGCGGTTAGTCACTTCCCGTGAAGGAGGTGACGCTTATGGTTACATACGAAGGGTTATTTACTTTTTGCTTAGTAATCATCGGAGTTATTTCCTTGTTTTACAACAAGAAATAATGAAAAAGCCGCCTAACCTGCGAAGTTAGACGGCTAAAACCAACTACTTGGACTAGCCGCCCTGCGAAAGGTGGCAATCCTTCTCTTATGCTTATGATAGCAAAAGAAAGATATTCTGTCAAGAAAGGCACATCTGAAAATAAAATGGATGTGCTTTTTTGATGCGGAAAACAGAAAGGAGTGGGAAAATGGCAAAAACGTATAATCGGCTGGAAATTGATGTGAACAAAAAGCCGAACAGCATCGGGATTCGTCCCGTGCAGCATGATACAAAATCCAGATATTTAGATGTATGCCTGTATGAAAACGGTGTGCCAATCGACCTGACAGGCGAGCAGGTGCGCATCACATTCAGAAAAGCGGACGGCGGCACATTTTTTAATCAGGGGGAGGTGACGGATGCGACCGCGGGCAGATGCCAGTTTGCCCTGACGAATGAAATTTTATCCGAGGCAAAGGCAGTCGAGGCGCAGATTTCCGTATGGAACGCAGGCGGTCAGATTTTGTCTACGCAGGTGTTTGAAATCTATGTAACGGCGGCAATTCCTTGGACGGATTCCGTTGAAAGTGAGAACGAATACGGCGTTCTGGTGGTGCTGTTTCAGGAAATTCAAGACGCACTGGATACCATGCACAAGATTGCCGCAGCATTCGGCGAGCCTGGGGACAAGGCGGCGGAGTACGGCGTGGATACGTTCTGGGGGATTCTTGAAACCTTGGCGCAGCGTGGGGACGTAGAATCCAGCTTGCAGAAGGGAATTAAGGCGTATTTGAATAGTACGATTGGGACAAGTGGGTTTCTGCCATTGGATAAGATGCTTCCTGCACATGGCACACAAACATTCACATCAGATGGCACGTTTACCGTTCCTGCCAGTGTGCATAAGATTTTGATTACAGCCTGTGGAGGTGGTGGCGGTGGCAAAGGTACAAGCGGAGGTTGGGGAGCTGACTATATTGTAAAAAGAGCTTTTAGTGTTGAGCCGAATGCAGTTATACCGATTACTGTCGGAAAAGGTGGTCTTGGGCAAGATGCTAATAACGATCCAGAAATAGAGGCTACCGATGGTGGCACAACAATAATTGGGAATCTGATTACGATTAGTGGAGGTTTTAAAGGTGGTGACAATACGCGAATACATAAAGGCACAAAGGGAGGAGAGGATACCGTATTTGCGATTGCTGGTCTTCAGGGTACTAGTAGTGGTGGAAGTTCTGGTAGTACTGGCGGTCAGGGCGGAGGTGCGTGCTTTGGAAATGGTGGAGATGGTGGTACCAATGGCAAGTATACCATTGGTAAGGATGCTACCAACGGAGGAACAGGTGCCGGCGGCGGTGGTCGTGCGCAGCGTGTAGGGAATAGTTCCAGTAGTTATAGTAAAGCTGGCAACGGTGGAGACGGCATTGTTATTATCGAATGGTAAGGAGGTGGAAATGTGAAAAACTATGCAATGATTTTACAAAACAGAGTGATTGACGTTCTGAAAAACCAAGAAGTAGAACCCTACTATCCACCAGACCCATCGGGCAATCCTGTGACTGCTATTCCGTGCGATGAAACTGTTACGCTTGGCATGATTTATGATCCAGAAACAGGTACGTTTTCGGAATACACACCGCCCGAACCAGAACCCACCCCCGAACCAGAAATAACAGAAACTGAACAGGCAATTTTAGACACAGCAATCAACGTAGACTATTTGGTCTGCATGAAGGAATTAGAGATTTGAAAGGAGTAGATATTATGACATACGCAAGACTGAAAAAGCTGATTGAAAGAGGGGCTTACAACAAGGAGGACATGTTGAATAAAATGGACGTATTCCTCATGGCGAACAGAATCACAGAGGAGCAGTATCAGGAATTGGTCGGCATGATGGGGTGATGCTATGATTACCATACACGAAAAAACGGCGCAGGCATTTGACACAATCGGGCTGGGGACATTGGTTCCCGGCTCTTGTGTTGTAACGGAGGAATTGAACGGGGCGTATGAACTGGAACTGAAACACCCCTATGACGATGGCGGCAAGTGGAAACGCATTGAACGGGGGCGGATTCTCTACGCCTCCACGCCAAGAGGGATGCAGCCATTCCGCATTTATTATGTCAAACCAAGCATGAAGGAGATTGCGGTCAACGCGCGGCATATTTTTTATGATTTACTGGACAATCAGTGCGAACCAATCAGCCACAGCGGTACGGCTACGGCGGCTCTGGCAGCCATGCAGGCGGCGTTTGCGTACCCCATGCCCTTTTTCTTTGATACGGATATTTCGCTGACAGGGACGCTCACAACAGGGCGTATGAATCCCGTACAGGTGCTACTGTCGGATGATGACGAAGCAACCTCGTTTGTCAAGGGCTACGGCGGCGAGCTGCTGCGGGATGGCTTTCGGGTGTCCGTCAAGGCGGCTCTGGGGCAGGACAGGGGCGTTTCCATCCGCTATGGGAAAAACCTTGTCGGGCTTGAGGTCACAGAGGACGAATCGGAGGTCAAGACACGCATTGTCTGTTATGGGCGGGGCGGCAGTGTAACGCTTGACAGCCCCCATATCAATGATTATATCTACCCGAAAATCCATACGCTGACAGAGGAAAACAAGAGTGTTTCCGAGGTGCAGGCAGAGGCACAAAAGCTGTTGGATGAAGGCTGCGACATTCCAAGCATTAACATCAAGGTGGATTTTGTGGCACTGGAAAAAACGGTGGAATATCGGGAGTATGCCGTTTTGGAAGAAGTCTTTTTGGGGGATATGGTAACGGTTATCAATACGAAAATGGACTTTCAAAAGCAGGCGAAGGTTATATCGTATGAATGGGATTGTCTGTTAGAGCAGTACAACGAGGTGGAGCTGGGGGATTTCATCCCCACGCTTGCGGCATCCGTTACCAGTGGTATGAAAAGCGGTTCTCTGGCATCCTCTGCGTATATCAATGCGGCATCGGTTATGACACTGCTCCAACAACATTTGAATGATTTTAACAATCCGCACCATGTCACAGCGGCACAGGTGCAGAGTTGAGAAAGGGGATGACAGCATGGAAAACATTGAAAAAATGGTGCAGGAGGCACTGGATAGCACCAAATCCGCACACAAGCGGATTGACCGCATGGAGAAGCGGCAGGACAACCTTGACGGATTGACAAAGGCGTTTTCGGTCCTGCAAAACGAGCAGGAGCATATCAAAACGGATGTTGGAGAAATCAAGGACGATGTGAAGCAGCTGGTCTCTAAGCCCGCAAAGCGGTGGGATGGGCTGATTGATAAGGCGATTGCTGTAGTTGTCGGTGCGGCTATCGGGTTTCTGCTGAATGGTGGCGGTTTTTAATGAAAAAACGCAGACGGATTCGTTTTCCACCAAAGATAAACGATGATACCATGTCCAGCATTGTGATATACTCGCTACTGTTTTGTGCGGCAATCACGATTGCAGGCATGGTATTAGGTGCTTTTGACCACGATGTAAGCGCCGTGGTTGATAGTACGCATCGTGTGTTCGGTACGGAATTAGGTATCTGCGGCTTGATGAAATTGTACGATAAAGGCGTAGAACGTGCAGAGCGGTGGGCGGAAGAACGTAGGCAAAGAAGAATGACTGCAAAGCAAGCGGAATGGGAGTACAAGGAGGAATTGAGAGAAAATGAAAATGAATGAAGCGGCAAAAATCACAGTTCAAAATTTGCTGACAGTGAAATCCATCGTAACGATTATGCTTACGGTGGTTTTTTCTTATCTGGCAGTGATGGGGCGTATCAGCGGAGAACAGTTTCTGACGATTTTCTCTGTTGTGGTGGCGTTCTACTTTGGGACACAGTACCAGAAGGGGAAGGAGGACACAGAAAATGACGAATAAAGAATTTATTGAAACCATTGGCAGGGCGGCTGTGGCAGAGTATGAGAGGTTTAAAATCCTGCCCTCTCTGACAATCGCACAAGCTATTCTGGAAAGCAACTGGGGGAAATCCCTGCTGTCTCAGAGGGCGTTTAACTTCTTCGGGATGAAAGCAGGAACCGGTTGGAAGGGCGCTACATATAACTCCAAAACACAGGAGCAGACCAGGGCGGGGCAGTCCTTACCATTGACGCTGCATTTCGTGCATATCCTAATGTGCAGGCAGGCATCAGAGGGTATTATATGTTTTTGCAGTATCCCAGATACCAGAATCTGAAAGGCGTGACGGACTATAAGCAGGCTTGCAGACTGATTAAGGCGGACGGCTGGGCTACGGATGTGAGGTATACGGAGAAGCTGATCAGTTTGATTGAGAAATATGGGTTAGATAAATACGATGAGGAGGTTTTGGAAGTGGTAGAAAAATGCAAAATGATTATCAATGGGAAAGAGCATACGGTGGAACGGATTTTGAAGGATGGAACAAATTATATCAAAATTCGGGATGTGGCGGATGCTATCGGGTATAATGTTACCAGTAAGGGCAGCGTTGCGGTGTTGACGAAGAAATGATAAGTATACTTACAGTAATTCTATAGAATTTTGAAAGTTTAAGCGAAAATAAATAGAGTTTGATTAAATTTAAATAGAATTTGATTAAATTTTTACTGAAAAAGCCCCTCGAAAGAGGGGCAAAATTTTACTGATTACCTTTATCCCGTTGCATCCGTTCATCAATGGCTTTTTTAATATAGCCGTTGATAGTTTCGCCTGATGTTGCGGCAGCGGTTTTGATTTCCTCATATTTTTCCACTTGGACATCAAGAGGGATACGTTTTAATTTCTTTTTAGCATATTCAAGATTGTATTTTTTCTTGCTTTCGGAGTATTCCATAAAAACCTCCCTTCTCCACCCTACGATATGATTATATCATATAAATGCTACAACGTACATAGTATATTTTAACAAAAACAACGTACGAAGTTTGTGCGAAATGTCAATATACAACGTACGCAGTATTTGATATACTATCATTGTAAGGCAGAGGAAACAACCTCTTAGGAAAGGAAGTGAGGAAATGGAAATGACAGCAAGCCAAATAGTCAGATTGATTGAATGGTTAAAAGCCAACGGGTTTAATGACAAGCAGATTGTTGAATGCATCGAATACATCAACAAATAAAAAATGAGTAGCTCCTACCGCAAATAGATAGCTACTCATCCCCTGTAAGGCAGAGGGTAGCCAGTGAGCCTTACCACTGGTTACCTTGATTATAACAACAGTAAGGCTGAAAATCAAGGAGGGACTAAAATGGAATTAACGATTGCAGAAAAGAAACTTTGCATAAAAGAATATGCAGGGCAGAGAGTGGTAACATTTGCCGATATTGATACTGTTCATCAAAGGGCGGTCGGAACTGCATCCAGAAACTTTAGAGAAAACAGAAAAAGATTTATAGAGGGAACAGATTATTTTGTTTTGATAGGGGATGCGCTAAGGGATTATAAACAAGCGACGAATTTCGTCGGTCGTAAAATTAACGAGTTGCATTTGATAACAGAAACGGGCTACCTTATGCTGGTCAAATCCTTTACGGATGATTTGGCTTGGTCGGTACAAAGAGAATTGGTCAACCATTATTTCCGTACCAGAGTGGCGCAAAAGGAAAAGCCGGAAAGGCGACAGGTGGTAGATATTCCCAGGAATCCGGAGTATCAAAAAATATTTGCCAAAGTACGAAAAAATATGGATGCATTGGATGCCCTTATGAAAGGATTGAATCGTTATATTTCGCAAGAAGATGCAGAGGCGTATGTAAAAGTTATTGATAGTGTCGGTATTACAATTCTTAAGCTGACGGATTCTATTGGAAGAATGAAATATGGCTTGATGACA